GACAAATGAACGCCCTCGTGCCTTGATTCAGTCCGAGTGTGACTGGTCTCGTGGTCGACATGCCTGTGCTCGGGAGTCTCGACGCGAGACTGAGGCGTCAATGGTGTCGGAGGAGGAACGGTAGCAGCAGTGGCAGCCTCACGAGCCTCGAGGTAATCAAGATATTCCCGAGCCTCAAAGTCCAAAGACTCAAGGTCACGGGCATCAAGAGAAGGGTCGGCACGAGCCTCCAGGTACATATCGTAGAACTCGCGAGCAGAGAGGTCGTCGTCGACTTCACGAGCCTCGACATCGTACTCGGCCTCACCAGCAAAGGGAGCAGCAAGTGCGGAAGTACCGAAGAGGGCGATAGCGAGGAAAGCGACTTTAGAAGTGTATTGCATGATGTAATAAAAGGTTTGGAGAACTCGTGTTCTCGTTGATCTTTTTGTTCCCAGTATTGTTCGAGTGCGAGCCAATATGTTAATAAATTGGCTATACACAACACCGGAAAGCTCAGGGGGGAACCCATAAGCTGACCATTTTTTTGCCTAACCGATGTCAAGTCAAATGTTTTCATATCCTTTTTTGAGACTGGATACTCGAGCATCTGCTCATAAAGTACATGTCTGAGGAGATTAGCCATATCGACGTTGTCGAGATGGTCTTCTCCATTGATGTGCTTCAGGGATACTTCGAATATCATTTTGGTGATATGAATATTTAAGTTGTCAGTTGCGGCAGAGTAATCTCCGCTGTTAAAGAACCACGTCGGGTTTTCCTTGTCATTAACGATCATTTTCGTTGTCTCATGATCGGTAAGAAATTGTAAATGTTCAACTGTAAGCGGCTCACCAATAAGGGCAAACTGAGGCTTCTTCCTAAGGTAGGAATGCAGAGCTTTCTGCATGGGCATACATGCCGCGTAAGTGAGGGGGTCCCCCTTGCTTACGAGCCGTACCTTAAGAGGCTCAAGTATAGGCGCTACAACGACGGCGTCATTATGACAAATCATTGCAGCAGCGAAGAGGGCCTTATAATCAATGTTCGCCTTGAAAGGTACACTCGATCTTTCAACTGTCTTCAACCTCTGTGTGAGGATTTCAACAGAAGAGACCTTGTGATCCTTCTTAACAAACTGTTCGGCCCTCCATTCTCCAAAGTGGGGTACACCATCTCGATCCGGTTTGAAAATCATGTTTTCGATCAGCAAAGGGGAGAGGTCACAAGCCACGTCATGCGGCTGAACATTATTAATATTATCATCTTCCTCCGGGTCATTTAGGAAGTCCAACATGATACATGCCAGCTCAGTAGGTGATTGAACCCATGGCTGAAGCAGCGTACCACGCTGACCTTTCTTAAAGGGGAAGAGAGAGACAAGAATAGAACTACCAGGTGTGGCAGCTCGACGGATAAATTGAGATTTACTGGAAGGAAGTTGTCTCCAGTGGGGCTTAATAGTTTCGAGCGAGAGGGTAACAGCTTGTAATTGGCCGCCTTTATTCCGAGGATATGGATGACACGCATTGTGCGATGTCTCCCATGTAACCTCTTTAGGAATAGGCAAGACGAACTTAGTAAGAAGCCGAGAAACAAGACCCTCCATGTGGCACTTAGTCGCAGGTCCATCAACATTAACATCAGTACTGAAGATCGCCTTCGGCTCCTTCGTTAGAGCCTTGCGATGTTTTTGGTACGTTTTCATTACGTCATCCTCAGTCATAGGAGCGCATCCCCTCTTGGTTTGCAACCAGGAGTAGAAGAAACACTGCCACTTATAAGAACGAGAACGGATGATGCCATGTGAGAACCAGCGCCCAAGTGCGCCAGGGAAAATATTAAACTTTGAACCCACGAGACCAACAGGTCGTTCGGGAAGGGGGTTTGAAAGAAAGCGAGCGTGAGGAGCGAC